AAGCCTGCGAACCGTCCATTTGTATCCGGGCATGATTTTTACCAGTTCTTTTCTAAACTCGCTTGATTTCATTCAAATCCTCCTTTGTCTGTGGTCATAGTTCTTATCCATTGTTCACTCCTTCCTTGCCGGTGTCGGCATCCTTTAGCGGACAGGACTCAATATCTGTAGTCAATTTTTTAGAGTGCCGACAGAAGCTCTCTGTTCCTTGTACAAAGCCATAGTTATAAACTTTGTTCCCGCCGTATTTACACATCCCATCAGGCGCTAAATCACATGGGTATCGTTTCTTTGTCATCCCCCCCCCTATGCCGTTTCTGCTTCGGTTAAGCCGCATCATCCGGTGTTTCGGCCTTCATTTAAGGTCAAGTTCCTGTTGTAATTCCTCTGACCGCATCGGACGCTCTTTGACAAGCTCGGATGTTCCCTCAATGTAATAGTAAACTGTTTTACTGATAAAGTTCCGTTCAACATCGCATTTGACATTCTGCATTTCAAAGCCGTTATTGTATTTTGTTGAGCAGTTATTAACCTTTGCCTTAATCTCATCAACCTGACCCTTAAAGCTGGTTGCCACCGCTTTTGCCTGCTCTTCAACCGACTTCATTTCCGTGACCTTCTGCGCCAGTTCGCTTGCTATTTCCCGCTTCTCTTCCTCTGTGAAAACGTGCTTAATAAATTCTGTGCTTTTTTCCATTTTAAATCCTCCTTTTAAACCCCATAGTTGTCTGTAATCTCAAAAAAAGTTGTCGTTTTAGCGTCCCATTGCATTGGAATATCGGTAGTTGCTCCATCCCTGTTCTTTGCCAGTTCCCAATTTGCCTTTGTTTCATCTTCCGTTTTCTTGGTGTACGGATACTCTCTATGGCCGATTAAAATAATCTCGCCATCTTCTTCGATTGCGCCAGTATTTTTAAGATGGTTTAAATAAGGCCGTTTTGTGTCCTCTGCTTTCCGGTTTATCTGCACCAAAAGGCAAATCGGTATCCGAAGTTCTTTCTTAAATTCTGCAAGTTCATTCACAATACTGGTGTTCTGCGAAAAGATGTCCTTGCCCTTACCGCCCCTGATCTTGCTTAGCTGGTCTATAAAAATTATCTCAACACCCTGCTTGACCATCTGCCTTGCCCGTCTTTTCAGTTCCTGAATTGTCAGCCCGCCTGTATCGTCAATAACTATCGGCAAAGAATAAATCTTTTCTGCCGCTTGATTTATTGCTTTCCAATCAGCATCACCGATTCTGCCAGTTCTTAAACGTATTGAATTTATACCGCTTAAAGACGAAATCATTCTATCCAGAAGTTTTTCCTTGTCCATTTCAATCTCAAATATTCCAACCTTATGACCAGTAGAAGCTATGTTTTTAGCGATGTTCAGCATAAATCCAGTTTTACCAATTCCCGGCCTTGCCGCTATAATTACAAATAGCGAACCCCAAAGCCCGCCTGTTAATAAATCAAGTGTCCTAAACCCTGTTTTAATTCCCGGCTCATGTCCTTCGCATAATTTCTCATAGTCCGTAATACGCTTTAAGCATAAATCCGAAATAGAAATATGTTTATCATTCCCAACCTCAAACCGGATTTTCATCATTTCAGATTGAGCCGTGTCTAAAAGATCAACAATGTTGTTATGCGTAATCTCTGAATCAAATATGGATTGAGTTGTGGTTATAGATGTTTCTATTATCTTTCTGCCTACCGCCGCCGCTTTTATAATCTTCGCATAAAGAACATTATTGGAAGCTATCGGGCAATCCAGCAACTTTGATAAATATGTCGCACCGCCTACCTCTTCAATACATCCCATAACTTTCAATTCGGTGAGCAAGGTTGTTAAATCAATAGGCTCTTTCTTCTTGTAAAGACTTAATATGGCTGTGAATATTTTCATATGTGCTTGTTTATAAAAATCTTCCGGTGTCAGAATATCAAGAATCTCTGCCGGGTCTGACAATATGCAAGATGCTAATAACCCCTGTTCAGCTTCTATGTTCTGTGGCGGTATTTTCTGAAACATATTCACGATATTAAATCCTCTACACTCTTTGACTGAAATAATGGTTGTGTCTGATCTTTGTTTTCGTCCTTAAACCAAACTTGGACGAATGTTTGTTTCCAGTTCTGAACCTTTTTCCCATTTCTGTTGTACCAATCGGCAACATCATACCCCATCCATGCCCTTTCAGCTACAGACTCCTTATATCCCTTTTCTCTGAAAAATGCCTTTGCTTCTTCAATGGTAGGGGGAATAAAGGGTTTCTTTTCTTTTTTTATTTTTTCCTTAATTTCATCTTTCCCTATATGTGTTTCTTTTAATGAAGGTGAAGGTGAAGGTGAAGAGCTATCGCCAACTATACCTTCAACTATAGTTGAACCATTAGTTGAACTATCCGTAGTTTTGTCTTTCCACCTAACATCAGAACCTTTTTTGCCTCTATTTTCAGCAGCTTGCTTGCGAATAAGGGCTTTTTCAAGCTCTTCTTCAATGCGTTTATGATACCATTTGCCGGGATAGGTTGTTGTGTCGAAGTACTCTTTAAGCAATGCTTCGGCTATAGACCAACTATTTCCATTTATATTTACAATACCTTGTATCCTATTTTCTGGCAATGCACCCCTGTTTTTCCAATAAGCCATGATAAGCAGAAAGTATGCTCCGTGTTGTTCTGTTGTCAGGTGCATTGTATCGGCAAGATAATCCCCGACATAAATTGGCAACCATATATCGGTTTTATTTTTTGCCATTTTTAACTTCCTTTTCCTCCACCCGCTTTCTTAAGTCTTTAAAAAATAAATCACTTAACAAATCCATTATTTCAGGGGTTTCTAATGCAAATTCAATAATACTTGCAACAACTTCAGGGGCATGAAACATTTTTAGACAATGGAATCCAGCGGCAAGGCTTATGAGTTGTGACGACAGAAATCTTTTACTGGCAAGAACTGCTATCAATTGTTGTTCGCACCTTTTTATTTCTATCGTTTCCACTTCATGGCAAGGATTACAAAGAGTTAAAAGAGCTTCGTTTTCATATTCCCAGGGTTCCTTGCCTTTTTCGTAGTAAAGATGATGAACACAAAGCATTTCCGTGTTGTCACCACAAGATTGACAAGCAAAGCCATCACGTTCAAAAATTTCGAGTCTTTTTTTCTGCCAACGGGGGTCTCTAAGTTTATCGGAATATTTCATGGGGGGTCTCCTATTCAAACAAGAAGGCACACCAGACGGGGGGACAGCCCCTTAACCACACAGGGTGTATGGTTTCTGGTGTGCCTTCTTCTGAAAATAGTTGAATTTTGAGCTCTGTCCAACTCATAGAATATTGCCTTTCCCCTTCCTCATATATGAATCCCCCCTCAAAGTCAACATAATTCGTAATTATTTTCGGGTCAAGTTTTCCTGTTTAGTATGTCGGTGTGAATTTGATATGTTGAATCAGGCTTCTTACCCCAAAACCAGACACCCCGTCTCGGCTATTCCACCTACCTGTTCCCGGCCAGTAATCAATAAAACAAGAATTACCCTCAACAATCAAATGGGCACCATTATTCTTAGTCTCAAAAGGAATGTTTTCTTTAACCAAATGTGCTTCACCGTTGAATCGGTTTGATGCTCTTTTCTTTTGGCTATGTTCCTTATGCTCTCTCCAATAATCGCCTTCGTCGCCCATGACATTCTCCTTTCAAAATTACTATTTAGTAGGAATAATCGGCTCTACTTTCCAGTACACGAAGGGGCAGACTTCATAGACACAATAAAAAGTAGAGCCATTTTTAACTAAGCACCACTTGTCAATACGAAGCAAACACTTATTTCTCTTTTTCTCCCACTCTTCTTTTGTCATGGCTCAAGCCTCCCGATTTTCTTTAAAAACAATCCCTTGTGATATAATGTGCAAGCATAGTCTTTTTTCATCCAATGCTTTGTTGCAATATCCTTAAATTTCATACCACTTTCCCTATCTTGGATAATAGCAAGCATCTTTTCTTTCATGATTTTGGTTGTTCTTTTGCCGATCTTCATGTGTTTTCCGGCTTTCTGGTTTTCTTCAATCCCTTCGGTGGGTTCTTCGACACGTTTACGCCGGAACAGACTTCCTTAACGATAGACTTGAGAGCCGCAACCTTTTCGTCATGTGTCATTCCTGCAAGGTGAGTGTTCAGGTGTTCAATGATTGTTTTCTTCCTCCAGTAGTTAGTTATGTTCCAAGCCATTTTGTGCCTCCTTTTTTGCTTTTCTGATGGATTTACGAGCCAGTTCTTTTGCTATTTTTTTGGCTTTCTTGATTTTGTTCTTTTCCCTTCTGCCTTCGTTGTTGTATCGGGCATGAGTCGGCTTCCTTGCCGCCCTGCCTATTTTACGTCCCTTCTTGCCCTTGCTTGTTTTATCGCTCATTTTAAAATTCTCCTAAATATTTACCATTTTTGCCAAACACCTTGTATTTATCCATAACCTTAATAACCATTACCCCAAGTCGTATCAAATCAAAAGCAGGATGTTCATAGGATAAATTCATAAACAACTTAATAGCATAATAAGCGCATAAATAAACCTGATTCCAGACCTGATTCCTGACCTGAACCCAGACCTGATCCCAGACCTGAGCCCTGACCTGAGCCCAGACCTGATCCCTGACCTGAGCCCCGACCTGAGCCCTGACCTGATCCCTGACCTGATCCCAGACCTGAGCCCCGACCTGAGCCCTGACCTGAGCCCTGACCTGAGCCA